CATCGCCGGCATTGAATACGGATAAGAGGTCGATCCGTTCTGCGACGTCGGGAAGGACATCGCTGCCACGTACCAGGTGGAGGTGGCTGCTATGTCGATGCTCGACTCGATCGTAAACTTAAACGGAACCTGACTCCCTGCCGATCCTCCGTAATTGATCCGGCGGTACAGCTGAGCGTTCCAGGGGCCCGTCGGATCTGTGACGTTTGTGCCGTCGATGATCAGGCACTGGTGGCCGTTGTGTTCCCCTGTGGTCAGTACATAACCGTCCGCAGTAAAGCCGGTGTGATACCTCCACGAATAATCCGTAGTCGTATCGGTATAGATAAACGGATCGATATACTGATGGATCGCGAGCTCCTGGACAGACAGCTCGATCTCGCTTGCTGTCTGGTTGATGTAGGAGCTGACCGTCCCCAGGTAATCGTCGCGGTCGTCGTACACCTGGACATTCGTCACTGTCAGCTTCACGCCGGGGCTGAAAAGGAACACGAGATAGGTGCCGGTGCTCGCACTGGCTCTCTTGTTTGTGATCTCCTTCTTGACGTGGACCTTCTGCCCGGAGGCAGGCACGCCGCCCTCGAGTGTGGAATAAGCGTAGGTATGCCACCACGTTTGTCCGGTGTCCTCTCGGGCGTACCAGAATGCACACAGCAGATTAGTCGGGTCCGGAGCCGTTTCGTACTCCGCGATCAGGTCAAACTCGATCGTGACGTTGATCGGAGGAATTGCGCGGTCACTGATCAGTGCGAGAAAAGCCCGGTTTGTATTGGTATAGGTCTCGACCGTCGTGCCGTCCACGATCAGGCAGGGCTCGCCGTCCGGTGTGGTGTCCAGATAGGCCAAATTCTCGACCGCCGGCGGTGTCGCGTGCAGTCTGGCCGAGTTGGTCAGCTCGTCCTCATAGGTGAGATCGACCTCTTCGGAGATCTCCTCGACGACCTGTTCGATCATGGACAGGAAACGGCCGTTTTCCACCTCGAAACGCTGATTAACCCACGGCTCGATCGTGCGGACGAGGGAGCTCTCGCCGATGACCTGGGCGAGGCTGTTCTTGGCCGTTCCCAGTTCGATCCTGTCGTATCTCTCGTTTATGACGTCGTACACGGTCTTGATGACCTTGGCCGACGCCTTGACTCCGAGTCTCGTGTCGATCACGGTCACCGTGTCGCCCATGCCGACCGCCTGGAGCGGCTCCACGTCCTTGTACTCCTCGGTCTGCCACAGTGCGGCGAAGCTCACGGTGATGTTATCCGCGATCTCCCAGCCTTCGTTATTCTCGAGATAGGTCTGGGCCCGCTGCCGGAGCTGGTTGACCGTCGGCTGCTCCTGGAACTGATCGGAGAGGTCGACGACCTTGATCGTCTTATAGACCGCCATCTGCGCGGCCGGTGAGTAGATGACCTCCTCCGGCAGGGTGACCAGCGTCCCCTGTCCGTCTGCCCAGTACGGAACAATGCCGACGTAGACGGAGGACGTGTCTGACTTCCGGGTGAGGTCGGTGATGTTCTTCCCGTAGCGGAGAGTGACACCCCGATCTTGCCCGCGGTTGACGTGCAGATAGACGCTGAAACGGTCGAACTCATATTGGCCTTTGCCGTAGACGTCCAGGATCGAGCCGGCAGATCCTCCGAGCAGCGTCCGGACCGGAGTCGGCTCCGTGATCTCGAAGGGGCCGGTGACGGCCTTGTCCGTGTCGAAGGTGAACGGGCACGTCTCGACGGTGTGGTCGGGGATCGAGGTCAGCGCCGCATAGCAGCTGTCCGCGGAGTACGGCATGACCACCATGCCGGCCAGCTTATAGGAGATATGCCTGGCGTTGATGGTCACGATCCCGTTGAGCGGCCTGCTGATGTTGTAGATGAAATAGGGCTGCGTCCGCCGGTTCTGGGCCGGTTTGACCAGAATGATCTTATCGAGATCGATGTCGTTGTAGTGCTCGCCGGTGATCGGATACTTCACCGCGATCTCGTCATAGCCGGAGCTGTCCTCCGTCGCTACAACAGACACAGCAGAGGACAGCCGTCCGAGTCCGTTGGTCAGGTATTCGGTTTCGTTGGCGTCATAAAGGATAGGGATCATACAGTCCACCACCTGGGCGTGATCTGGACAGCCGTGGGGCCGTCATAGACGAGGACGTTCTCGCCGGGTGCGAGCTCCGGGAACTCGTCGCCGTCGATAGAAACGAATTTATTGAGGTTTGTGCTGCCATTGAAGCAGTCCATCAGGTCGCAGTCGATATCTGTGTACGCCTGCGTCCCTGTGATCGTGATCTCCACCCCTCCGAGCGACAGGGTGCCTGTGCCTGTCACCCGGATCAGGGGCCGCGAGGGGAACAGCGTCGGGTTAGTGATCGACGCCTCGCTGGAGATCGTGACCGGGGTGTCGCCGGCGGTCAGGAACCTCTGCGGCTTGCAGTTGAAAGTCAGATTAAACTTGCCGTGCCGGTTCCCGTGCCCGGAGGTGTCCACCTCTAGGCCGTTGGAGTATACGCCCATGCGATACTCGCCCGGATGGTAGGAGTCGCGGATCTTCACGTATCCCTGCAGTGAGGCGAGATAGTTCCGGGCCGCTTTGATGTTCGCGGCAAAATCATCCAGGATAAACGCCGGATAGGTCACTTCGATGTTCTCAAACCGCCCATTGTCGATGATCAGATCGCCGTTCCTGCCCGGGATGGACTGCGCGGTCACGGATCTCTCCGGGGCGTTATAGGTTCCCTCCCCGGAGATATAGATCCCGAAGGTGCTCAGCGCGGTCTCGTTAAAGTAAAGCTGTGGTCTGCTCATAACGTTCCGATCGCCTCCCTCTCCTGCAGAGTCGTGATCCTGTCCATGATGATCTCAGCGAGGGCCTCCTCGCTCTGTCCGGGCGCCCCGTAGACGTTTATGGTTGTCTGTCCGCCTCCGGAGCCGACGAGCTCCCTGAGCCTGCTGAGCCCCAGCACGACCTCGGAGCCGACGCCGTCGCCGAATCCCTTCATGCCTGACGCGGTAGGCAGGACAGTCGGACGGTTAAACAGGACGCCGTCCTCGTAGGCCTTGCGGTACCAGCTGACGCCGAAGGAGGGGACACTGAGCGGATTCAGTGAGAAATTCCCCATGATCCGGAAGTGCGGCAGGCGGATGTTAGGCAGAGACCAGGAGAAATTGAACACTCCTTTGATCTTATTAACCGCGTTAGAGATCGCGTTCTTGATGTTCTCGAACGTGGTTTTTACACTGTTGAGGAGCGCAGTGCCCTTCTCTTTAATCGTGTCCCAGTTCTTATAAAGCGCGACGCCGGCCGCTACAGCCACGCCGATCGCAATGGTGAGAGGACCACCCAGGACTCCGACCACGGTGCCGACCAGTGAGATTATGGTGCCGAGGCTCGAGATCAGCTTCCCGCCGACCAGAAGCGCGGGGCCCACAGCGGCCACGACCGCGGCGATCTTAAGGATGGTCTCCTGCTGTGCCGGCGTGAGCGCGTTGAACTTGTCAATGATCTGCTGGGCGACGTTTACGGCCTTCTCTGCGATCGGCATCAGGGTCGTGCCCACGGAGATCGCGAGCTTTTCGGTCTTGCTCTTAAGGATCTCAAGCTGCCCGCTGAGATTGTCCTGCATGATTGCGGCCATCTCTTCGGAGGTGCCGTTCGCGTTGTCGATCGCGGCGGTCAGTTTTTCATAATCTTCCGGCGACGCGTTTACAATGGCGAGCAATCCGGAGAGACTGTTCTGCCCGGCGAGCTGTGCGGCGTACTGAGCCTTAAGAGCTGCCTCCGCTCCGTAAGTCTCCTTAATCAGATCCTCCTGTGCGGCATGGTATTGCTTTTCGGTCAGCGTACCGCTCGCGAACTGTTCGTCGAGCATCTGGAGCGACGCCATGAAATTCTCTTCCGGCAGGATCAGACCATCAAAGGAACTCCGGAGCTGGTCCATGATGTCGCGGAAGGAGCGCATATTGCCGTCACCGTCGGACAGGGTGATGTCAAGCCGGTCCATGGCCGCCTGCACCTCGTCCGTCGGCTTAGCAAGGCGGGACAGGATGCCGCGGAGCGCAGTGCCGGCCTGTGATCCCTTGATACCGGAGTTGGCCATCAATCCGATCGCGATAGCCATATCCTCGACGTTGTAAGTCATCGCTCCGGCGACGGGTGCGACGTACTTAAACGTCTCGCCCATCAGCGCGACGTTGGTATTCGCGTTACTGGACGCCGCAGCCAGGACGTCGGCAAAGTGTCCGCTGTCGTCCGCGGTGAGTCCGAACGCGGTCAGTGCGTCCGTCACGATATCCGAGGTGGTCGCCAGGTCTTCGCCGGAAGCTGCAGCGAGGTTCATGATGCCCTCGATGCCGTTCAGCATATCCTCCGTCTTCCAGCCGGCCATGGCCATATACTCGAACGCTTCGCCCGCCTGGGACGCGGAGAACTTCGTCCGCTCGCCCATCTCGTCGGCCTTGTCCCGCAGCACGACGAACTCGTCAGCTGTCGCTCCGGAGATCGCCTGCACCTTGCTCATCTGAGCATCAAAGTCCGCGGTGATCTTGAGCGCCGCCCCGAAGCCGGCCGCGATCGGTGCCGTGACCTTTGTGGTCATGGTCGACCCGACATTAGACATCTTATCCCCGATGTCCTTGAACTTGTCCCCGACGGCTTTAAGCTGCTGGGCGCCGACGTTCCCGAACGCTTTCAGCTCTTGCTCGAATGATTTAAGCTGCTGCTCGTCCGCGACGATCTGCCGCTCGAGGGCTTTTGCTTCCTCACTGTTCGCGTCGAAGCCGTCGGAGTTTTTCAGCTGTTCGAGGGCCTGCCGCTCCGTGTCGAGCTTTTCCTTAGACGATGCTATCGCGTCGTTGAGGTATCCCTGCTTTTGCCGCAGCAGCTCCACGTTGGACGGGTCCAGTTTGAGGAGCTTCCGGACATCAGTCAGCCCGGAGTTAGCCTCACGCAGATCCTTATTGACTCCGGAGAGGGCCTTCTGCAGGCCTGTCGCATCGCCGTTTATCTCGATTGTGATTCCTTTGATCCGATTGGGCATGCGTCCCTCCTAGAATTTATCAAAGTCATCCTGCGTCGCCACAGGCATATACTCGACACTGTCATTGGTTGCCTCGACCATCATGTCGATCACGTCCCCATACTCCAGCTGCTCCAGGTCGGCAAAGTGCAGGCCGAGCTGGACGCAGCGGAGGGAGTACAGGGCGATTGTCATCACTCGCTCAGTTGGTCGGGACTTTTTTTTAATTCCGATGCGGTGACCAGGTTACCGGCGTAGACGTTCCGGATCGCGGTCACTGTCTCCTCGACAAAAAAGTCGAGGGCATCGAACCCCTCGAGCCAGAGCACGAACCCCTCATAGGAATAATTTAGCGGCTCGGGAGCGGGAGCAGCTGCGGAGCAGGCCATAACATACGCCAGCTCCATCAGCATCTCCTCGGCCTCGTCCTCCGGGATTGTCCCGGTGAACAGCGGCATGATGTTTTTGTGGAATACTTGCTTATAGCGGATCGGCGTCGCCGCATTCGCCCGCATGGGGACATCGGTCCCGCCGATCCTGACTACTGCATAAGACATAAGGCCTCCTTAAGAGGATTTCTTAACAGGGATATACACCGCGCTGAAGAAGTCATCATAAGGGGAGTCGTTCTTGCCGACATTGGCCTTGACGATGTCCGTCTCCAGACTCGCGTTGTAGACAGACAGAGCGCGGAAGGACGCGGTCTCTGTCTGAGGCTCGACGTTCTCGGCCTTGGTAGCCCCGACGACCGCAGGACGGCCGGCAGAAATCCGATAAAAGACGTGCCTGGTCTCGCTGTCGTCGTTCTGGAACTGGAACAGCAGCGCGAACTCCTTCGGTGTGGCATTGGCATCCTCTACCAGGGCGCCGGCATTGTCCTCAATGTAGCCGAGGACGTCCTTAAGGAACGAATCCGGAACCAGGGCGCTCTCATAGTCGCCGTCATAGCCATCATTCGGCACTGTGGTCCAGTACTCGATATTATCGGCATAGAAGACGATCCGCTCGCCCTGAGGGTCCAGGTTAAGGTTCACAGCGCCCGGCCATGCGACAGGGGTGCTGTAGGTCGGAACGCCCGCGCTGGACATCGCCGTGATCGGCGCATAATAGACATTTTTCAGTCCGTACTTAATCTTAGGCATTTATAACTACCTCCGTTGTGTAGATTGTTTCGTGCATCCGCTCGGAGTCGAGATAGATCTCGTCCTTCGAGTAGGGCATCCCCGCCGCATTCAGTGCGTTCTCGATCCGGGTCTCTCCGGCGAAGTCCTTCACGTCCGTGTAGAACTCGATCGCGAGCGGACGGATGCGGCTGTAGTTGATATCGTCCGCCTGCAGATCGTTGTCGCCCTCCATAAGCCAGCAGATAAAAGGCGGAGGGACAGCGGTGCCCTTCTCGAACTGGTAGTAAGCGCAGGGAAAGCCCAGCGACTCCACGAATGTATTAACCTCTTGATAAGTCACAGTTCCCTCCTCAACGCTCTCTCGAACGTCTTCTCGAGCTCTTCCTCGACGGGTGCGATGTGGGCCTTGCCCGGTACCCTCCCACCGCTCCGGAGCGCATGACCATGCTCCAGAAGGTGAGGCATGCCCGGCAGATCCTTGTTATAGATCACACCCTGCGCGGAGATGTGCCCGGTCTCGACCTGAGATGTCCAGCCCTTGGCATACTTCCCAGTGCCTCCGAAGGAGTTTTTCGCGTCGGCTTTCAGTTTCTTGACTCCTGCCTTCGTGACTTCCTTCGTGACCTGATTGACAGAGGCATAAACGTCCTCACCGTACTCCTGCAGGATCTTGTTAACCTCAAGAGCCAGGTCGATCTGCTTTGCCATTGGTCCCGCCCTTCCGCTCCACGTAGAGCTCGAGGATGTCCGTGCCGGCCCTGTACGTCCGATAGACGCCGTAGGTCCTTCCCCTGTACTCCACGATCTCCTCGCCGTTGTAATCTCCGGCGAAAATGCTCATGCGGAACTCAGGATTGAGACCGTTCCGGCCTCCGTCGAAAAACTCCGACGCGGTGACGGAGTCCACGCGGGCATAGATCGGATTGAACTTCTGCCGGGCGCGAGTCACCCCGTATTCGTCCTTATAGAGCTCCTCGCGGACCAGCTTGATCACGTCTGACCTTACCATTGTGTATACCCCGTAGCCATGGAGAGCTGTGCTTTCTGCTCGTCATACGAGTTTTTAAGCTGTGCATATTCCGGCTCTCCGTAGTTCAGCCGCATCTTGACGTAGGTGATAACGGCCACCTTGATAATTGGATCAATTTCCTCGGGAACAACCACGCCGGCGATCCCGAGATCAGTTAGAGCAGCTGCGATGTATGCCTCGATCTCGTAGTCGATTCCCGAGGTTGTGATCCTCAGCGCTGTCTTAACGACCTCAAGCATCGTTTATTCCTCCGGAACCGTGAAGGCTCG